TGCTGATATTCATGGTGGCATAAATAACAAAGAGATATTTGATTGGATAAGAAAGAATTGTATATTTGACCAACTGATATGGGAATTCGGAAGTGAGAATGCACCATCTTGGGTTCACGTAAGTTACAATAGTCAAGGGAATAGAGGTCAAGTATTACGTGCGGTCAAGAGTGGTGGTAGAACAGTATACCAACCATTCTAAAATATATGGCAGAAAGTCAAAAGACAAAAATCGCAAGAGAATTGCGTGAGCGTTTTCCTGATACACCAACGCTGACACTGGCGAAGAAATTAAGCAAAGAACATTTTGAGACCTTCCTTGGTGTTGAAGATGCAAGGGATGTACTGCGTTATATTGAAGGTAAAAAAGGTGTGAGAAATCGTAAAAAAATAACAGATAAATCTTTGGTTAAAACTGAGGATAGACCACGCAATCCATTTAAGTTACCAAAATCATATGCGAAAGGTCGCAAACACATTGACATAAAAGGCAAAAAGATTTTAATACTATCCGATATTCATATTCCTTACCACGATATTGATGCACTTTCAACAGCCATCCAGTGTGGCATTGACGAAGGAGTAGATACGGTGGTGCTGAATGGTGATGCATTGGACTGCCATATGATTAGCGACTTTGTAAAAGATCCAAAGAAGCGAAAATTCAAAGATGAGTTGTATGCGATGAGGACTTTTATTTATGAGTTGCGTCAAACATTCCCCAACGCTGAAATAATCTATAAAGAAGGCAACCACGAGGAAAGATATTGGCGTTATATGCGTGTTAAAGCACCAGAACTTTTTGATATAGATGCCTTTGATTTTGCATCACTTTGTCATCTTGATAAGTATAACGTACAATGGATTGAAGGCAAGAATAAATTGAACGTAGGCGGTCTATCCATCTTTCACGGCCACGAATTTGGAAAGCAATTTATCCCATCTGTAAACGTGGCGAGAGGGTTGTTTTTGAAAACAAAAGCAAATGCAATGTGTGGACATCATCATCAAACTGCTGAGCATACCGAAAGAGATGTTAACGGAAAAGTTATCACGTGCTGGGGGGTGGGGTGTCTATCCGAGTTGTCACCTGATTACAATCCTTACTCAAAGTACAATCACGGATTTGCAATAATAACCAAAGGCAATGGAAAAGAATTTCACGTTAAAAATTATCGTATTAATCAAGGCAATATCTATTAGCATTGGTATTGCAATTGGTGTACTGATATGTGAAAAGAACTATCAACCAATCACAAAATCGGTTTACCACAATGATACAATTGTTGTGTTAAAGGCGAGAATTGACACGCTGAAATTAGAACGCATTAAATTAAAGACCATATATGAAAAGGACATTGATACTATCTATCTTATGGATAGCACTGCCATTGATAGCGCATACGCAAAGGCTATCCAAAAACTCATTGAGATGGAACAATCTGGATTCTTTACGCACTGAGCGCAGGTTAGTTGTACTGGGTGTGCGGTCACTTGACTACTATATTGTAGTCAACTCAAATTTAAGTAAGGAGATTCAGTCACTAACTAAAATGAATGCACTTAATGAGTCATATATCGGACAATTACAGCGTGAATTGAGGGATATAAGACACATTAACGAGGGATTAACTGAGGAATTAAATGAGGGATTAAGGGCAAAAAAAAAGTGGCGCAATGCCACTCTTTTGATTATTGGTGCTAATGTCATTTTTTTGACATCATTCTTTTTAAGTAGATAGCAAAATCAAGAGCCTCTTCATAAGCGTGTTGCATCCATTCACGTTCCGATAAGTTAGCCTTATCCACTGTTGTTCCGTATTTCATCCTTCCCATTTTCTCCCTTGATATTAGATCAGTAATGACCTCTTTGTAGACATCACTCTGGCAATTGTCAAAATCGTGTGTTATATTCATTGTTCTCTTTTTTTTAATCCTATTGACCAAAGATAAGCATCAATTTCTTCGGGCATACTTTCCATTTTATTTTTTAATTGTGTGAAATATTCACGATTTGAATCATCACATTTTTCTAAAATTGCTCCGCTTAATATTTGAAGAATTACATATTTTTTTGATTCAGCCTCAAATTGCTCTATTGATATTAACCGCTTATCCAATGACTGAAATACTACAAATTTTTGAATTGTAGCGGTATATCTATAACTATACCATTCTTTCTTTTTTTCAATTTTGATTTCATCAAATTGAATTAAATCTAATACATTATTCATAATTTCACTTGCAATTTAGGTTGATTTTCTTGTTGTGTACGGATGTATTCCGTCAATTCGGGTAGCATCCAGTAGCCATATTCCGCCAAAACTGCTGTAAATTCCGACATTTGGCGAGTTATGTCTGGCAGCAATGCACCGTCTGCGTCCCATAAAGCTGTTATTGTCTTACCGTGTTCACGCTGAATAGACTCATTGAGTCTCTTTAATAGCATCTTTGTTTGGTGATTGTAAAACCATTTGATGTCCTCACATTCGTCACCTGCATAGATAGATGCCTGTAACCACATTAATAGGTTCAGCACCTTGATTTTTTCTAACTCATCCTGAGTAATTTCTGTTTTCATTTTATTTTGTTTTAGTTGTTTCCCAGTACATATCGCACTCATCATTTTTGATTGGAACATTAACAAAGTAAGCCTGATAGAACTCATCTTCTTTTGCTGTGTAACGATAACAAGATTCTTTCATTGGGCAATTTGTACCCATACATTTTGTGATGTCTGCCATAGTTATTTATTTAGTTATTAGATTGCTAATTTATTAAGCGAATGCGTACTTTCCAAAATTCTTTTTGAGTTCGTAGAATGCCCTCATCATTATTGCGTCTGCAAAGTCAGGAGAGATACCGTGCCTCTTTTTCAAATCTTCTTTATTTGTCACTCGCAGCTTTCCATCACTATCAATCTTTTCCCTTCTAATCATTTCAAGTTCCTTTACAATTGTGTCCTTGTGAGTGGACTCAAATGTGATGGCGTTGCTACTTATCAATTCGCCTAACTTGAAATAGCAGTCACTTTTGAGATTCATATAATTGTCACGCACCGCTTTTGATCCGTTCAAGAACCCTTTGCAATGGAGATAATCTTTGCAACCCCCTCCAATACCATCCTCATCAACCAGTACGTTAGAAAGTCTTACGGAGTGATTTTTGATAAGGTCATTGATGGTATCCACAACCTCATTAATTGGTTTGTGTTTTAACACCACGAACTTTTCAGCGTGTAAATTATTCCACACAACTATAACTGTCCTATCATCTCCCATTCGGGCAATATCCGCAGTTATGAATTTATCTCCCAATGTAGTGGATGGTCGAAAGCATCGGAGTAAATCATCGTATTCGTAAAGTCTATCTTTGGTCTCATCATAGTCCCAATCACCTTCCAATAATCTTTTGCGGTCAATGTCGGGAAGGAGTTGTAATGATTGAAGATAAACAGGTGAAATGTGGGGGTTGTCAGTGGGTAAGGCCTGTATAAATTCACGGTCACTCCTTATCGTGCCATTTCTTTTCGCATTATAGAAATCATTGTATAACCATCCTTTGTGTGGGTTACAAGTTAGCAGTCCTTTCGGTTTATCATTTATCAATTTATAGCGCACACGTGAGGCAAGAATCGCAATACACTTTTCGCTCACCTCTCCTGCCTCATCAACGAAGTAGTCTGTGATTTCAATCGATCCAAAACGCTGAAATTCTGCATCGGATGGCATATCTGCCAAGTCCATTAGAATTGTTTGTGATCCATTATACCAATTGATAACATGGTCTTGACCATTGTACGTATAATCCCTTCCTGCAACTAATCCATATTGAGCGCACAATTCAAAAAAAGTAGCCATAGTGGATAACCTTAATTTCTTCAACTCTGCGCGGCCTATTAGGCCTCGGGTACCTGGGTATTTAAGTCTGCGTTTAATCTGCCAATCGCAACCAAGAAATGACTTTCCACCTGATGCAGCTCCGCCATATAGCACCTGCCAAATATCACTCTCAATAGATAGATATTTTAATGCTAATTTTTGTTTGTCATTATAGACTATTTCACGCATAACCCATCCTTTATCTTTTGTTGCAAAATATGACTATCCATTATATCAGCATAAATGAGGCGAGACAATTCACACTGGTAATCATCTTTGAATCTTTGGCGAGTAATCTTATCCAATCTTTTGGCCTTATACGCACTCATTGATTGCGCATCCAATGTTTTTTTATACGCCATAAATTGCCACTTCTTCCATTCATCTTCACTCCACATTTCATCACGCAGAATCTTTTTATCGTAGAACGTGCGAACCTTCATTGGTGCTAACATCAAGACAAAGTCTCTTTTGTTTTCTCTCCACAATCGAATGTCTTCATTGAAGGTCTCAGTCCAATCAACTGGCTCATCACTTGTGTTAGATGGCAATTCAATTTTAGCTTTCTTTTTATCGAGTGCTAAATTCGTTTTCATCTTGAATTCATTGTACGATTTCAAGACATCGGAAAGGAAAGCAACCGACATCATCCCAAAACACTCCACACGTGTCCATTCGCTACCAACCGCATTCAGTTGAAAAGCCAATGCCATTTCGCCTGTGGTGAGGTATGGGTAGTGCGTCTGCATTGTCACGTAAAGAAGATTAGTTTCTTCATCGGATGGCAGGTTTTTTATACCATATAGTACTATACCATACGCTATACTTTGCTTGAAAATAGATAGCGTAATATCGCAAATCTTTGAAGATTCAAGACTTGTTATGTATGCCTTTTCGTTATGCGTTAACCCACTCGTGTAGGCTGTTTCGTTGTATACGACCAATTGTGTCATTGTGATTGTTTTTAGTTGTTACAAATTTAGTTAAGTCCCAAGCGGATCGCATTGCTGCCTTCCAGTCCTTCATCTTGTTCTTGCCATACTTCCAACCGGTATTGGTGTAATGGCTGATAAAAACATCAGCGAAATGAAGGGCATCTTCGGAGTGTGCATTGGGCATACGTTCAAGGAAATAATCAGCGACTTCTTCAAGAGATGGCGCAGTGAAAAGACATCCTTTCGATTTTATTTGTTGGTTGTTCAACTGACTTTCCAACTGGATCACTCTCTCTTTTAGTGAGAGTACCTCGCATATTAAAGTATTGATGTCCATCGTTCAAATATTGTTTAGTTGTTGTGCAATTATAGCCATTATTTTCGAATGCCTCAAAAAAATCATTCACTATGAATCTCCATTGCGGATCAATCTTGTAAAGGTCACAGAACTTTTTAATTGAGTGGAGGACAGTTGAATGGTCAACTCCAACTGGCGCACCAATATCTCTCAAAGTCTTTTTGTTGTTCGTGAAATAGTTGAAGGCAATCACAATAGCACGTGCATCAACTACATCCCTTCTGCGTGTTCTACTTTGAATCTCGCTATATTTCACATTCATCAAATTAAGACACGCATCGCTTATGATGTCATCAATGACTTTTGTTTCTTCAATTGATTTCATTTCTTCTGGTTGGTTAACCACCAACTGACGCAGGTGTGCAAGTTGTTTTTCGATTGAATCAATTGCGTTTAGTATCATCTCATTCATCTTGACCTCCGTATGTTTTAATAAAATACTCATCTGCAAAATACATTTGGTGGTGGTCATTTCTTGCACTATTATAAGCATCAATAATCTGCTCTCGTTCGATTTGTAGTGCTATTGCTACGAAGTTGTCATAGATTCTACCAATATTTGCACTGCTGTTTGTTTACTCATCTTACAAATAATTTACAGGTTCGTGTTCATTTTCATTTTCAGCCACAGCCAATGAGATCAATTGGCATTTGTCAACTCCAATCATCTTGGATAGTTTATCAATGTGCTGAATAGACATTGTGATTGGATAGGTTTCGTACTTCCTTCCAGTAGGCCAAGTCACTCCCATTGCTTTTGCAAATTCGTAGGTAGATGGGTAGTGCGTTCTTATAAGTGTTCTAAATTTCATTTCTTTATAGTTTACCAGTGAATAATACTTTTAATCTTTGGACAATTCCAAGCGTTGCTTTTTTGCGAGGTGCTACCATTCTTGGCTCAACCTTAATTATTTTTTTCGGATCAACCTTAACTTTTGTTTTAGTGAATAAAGTTGGTTGCGATGGTGTAAAATAATTGGATTGATATTTTTTGAATTTCAAAAATCTATCCTCGTGTATTCTTTCAAGACCTCTCCAATA